CATTTTAGTAGGTTTGTTTCTACCTAGTTTGCATTTAACTTTTACAGATGTTCCTGATTTGTAACCCATAGGCTTTTGCATCATGCCACCACCCATTTTCTTTGTAGCCTTTGCTTTTTTATCTTTCATTTTAGATTTTAAATATTGTTGTGTAGCAACTCCCGCAGCAGCGACAGGTAATAACATTTTACCAACTCTAGTTGCTGCTAATGCTTTGCCTACACCACTTAATTCTTTTCTTCTCTTTAAAAATTTTTCACCAGCTCTTGGTGAACTTGGGGTCATGTTTGGATTTTTACCAAGTCTACTTTTTTGTTTATTAAATTGTTCTTTCATCACAGCAGTCTTCTGTGCTTTTTTAGTTTTGTGAACTGCAGGTTTTACTGAACTAATGACAGGAAGATCTAAACCACCCGGACCCATTCCTTTTTTGTATTTCATTACACCACCCATTCTTTTACCAAGAATTTCTTTTTTCTTTTTTGTAAGAAGTGCGGCAGCACCTAATCCTGGAGGTAAACTTTTTCCTTTTTTATCCATTAATTTTTTAGCACCTATACCTAGAGCTAACATACCAAGGACAGCTTTTTTTACTTTACCTGGTTTAACTTTTTCATCTTGAAGACCCATGCCTCTGCCTTTTGCTTTTTCAGCTCTAAGAACAGCGAAATCTTTTTCATCAATTTTATTTGGTGGTGGAGCTTTGGCTGCAATTTTTGCTTGGCCACCTGTAAGCATTTTGCTTTTCTTTAAACCCTTTTCTCTATTAGTGTCTTCATCTTTTTTTAAAATTCTAATTGGCATAAAAGCTCCTAATAATATTTATATTCTTTTTCTAATTTCATTGGTGGGTCGTCCCAATCGTCCGAGTACGTAGAAACAAATCCACCTTGTCGATATCTTAACACAGCTTGGGTCATAGAATCAACATAGTCATCATACTGTCCGTTAGGAAACGCTGCACATTCCTCAATTACTTCCTGTGCCCAGTGTTCCTCTAAAGGTGCGTACACCATTCCAGACTCAAAGACAGGAGCACAGCTATTTATTCTAGTATGTTTGTCCCGACCACGTGCTGGAACAAAATCAATTACAGGTATTCCTGCACGTCTAAGCTCATGAATTAGTGGTTGCCCCGAAGCTTTAGCTTCAATTATTACGGTTTCCGGTTCCCAGTAATGATATTGCTCTAAGGCAACATTTTTTAAATCTGGAAAATCATACCTACCTTTCATAGCATCTAATAGTATAATTGCTTTCTCATAACCCTCTACAGGTTCAAAAACACCCCAGGTAGTAATAGCAGAATAGTCGGCAGTTTCTTTTTTAGAAAATGCAGTATCATAACTTTGTATAACATGTAGTAATTTTGGTAAATGTTCTTTATCGTAGTCCTGCCACCAATCCCTTTTTATAATTGCACCCTCTTCTGAGGTTGGGTCCTGCATGTATTGTGCGTTCCAATTTTTTGTAGATATTGAGGCTTTAACAGAATCTAAATCTTCTTTAGACCAATACTCAGGCCATACAGGTTTATCATCTGGCATGATTGCAGGGAAAGAAATTACTTTCCATTGATCTGCTTTAGTTTCACTTTGTGCCTTAACCAACCTTCCTGTAAGATCATCAGTAGCCCAACGAGTCATGACTACAAGAATACGGCCACCGGGTTGTAAACGTTGTCTGGGTCCTGAACTATACCACTCGTAAGCACGCTCCATCGCTGTATCGGACAAGGAATCTTGTTCCGTATGTGGATCATCTATAATAAGCAAATCGGCCCCTCGTCCTGTAATAGCACCGCCAACACCCGCTGCAAAGTATTCACCACCATGATTGGTTTCCCACCTGCCTTTTGCTTTACTGTCTTCACGTAGTGTAACATTTCCAAATATCTCTTTATACTCCTTGGTGTTCATTAAGTTTCTAACCTTGCTACCGAACCTCGAAGCAAGTTCAGCATTGTGAGATACTTGCATAATTTTTTTCTTAGGATACTTACCAACATACCAAGCAGGGAATAAATAAGAAGCAAATTCAGATTTAGTATGACGTGGTGGCATATTGATCACGAGCCTCTTTGCATCACCATCTGCAATATCTTGAAATGCTTCAGCAATAATTTGATGGTGCCCAAAGTTTTTTGGGTCCTTTGTTTTACGATATATAAAATCTTGCCAAACAGACTCTGCAAAAATTAAAAAATTATCTTGGCATAACTTGATCCACTCCAACTGTTTTTTAAGAATTACATCTTTTAATTCATCTTCAGTTAAATTTTCTATTTTCATCTCGTTTGGGACCCTAGTATATTTGTATATCCTACTTTGTAAACCCTTTCGCTACAAAAAACCTAGCCTGGCAACGCGAACCCTGATGGCAAAAAAATTAAAAACGATTTTGAGATTGATTATGAGCCTTGCTATGCAAGGTATAGGATAGATACACCAATGGCGTCAGTTAAGACGCCATTGGTTATGTGTTAATTATTCTGTGTTGTGTATTGCTTGAACAAGTGTACTAAACTTTTTAAGTATGTTGTCCTTGAACTCGTCAACGATTGGGTTGCCTACATTCTCAAGGATATGTTTTTCACACTCGCCCATTAACAGTTGAAACATGATCTCATAGTTGAGTTGTTTTTTCTGTCCATTGTCCACCACCATGTCAGCAAGTGATGTAGGTGTGTTTGCGTTTAACTTCTCACTCAATACATTAGCTATGTTAATCAAATCATTATTAGGCATTTGATACCTCGCCAATAGCTTTGTATTCACAATAAGCAATTTGCTTTTGGTGTGAGTTCCATAAGTCAATGTGATTAACTTTGAACTTATCTTTGTCAAAAGATTTTCTAACTCTATTAATCTTTTGAAGTCCAAAACTATTTCCATGCTCATCTTGAACAATGATTAAGTTTTGATTTGTTCTATCAAACACATTAACAATATTTTGTTTCATTGTGTCTAACTCTTTACTAAGTCTATTAGACTTTAGCTTTAACTTAGCATAAGCAACAACTATTTTTTTTTCGTCTTGCTTTAGCTTTTTTATTGCGTTTGTCATATTTACCTCTTTGTTAGTTTGACCCATTCAATATATATCTTATTAAATCTTATGCAATAGTTAATTTATCTTTTTTAATCTTTTTTTAAGGTCTTTGATAGGTATTCGCTTATCTCCATTAATACTAATACTAACATCTTCTATATCTCCTATTTTATTTACTAAAAAATTTAAGAAATCATTTTCCCGTGCCGTCCCCTGCTGTTGTTTAGTTTTATCTTTATCAAACTTGCCACCACGAGAACGAGACGAGACGGCATTAGCCGTCTCGTTAATTTTATCTTTAGCCATTACCAACTACACCAATATTCAACGACCTTACTATCATTGATCGCTTGTTCACAAAACTTTAAGAACTTGATGTCTTGTTCCTTGTACTCTTTCACACTATCCTCTTGGAACTGTTGCCCCCAGAAAAATCCGTCCTCAGCTACATAATCTTTGTAGCCCTCTTGAATTTGTTCTGCCAATTCTTTAACGACTTCTTCGGTCATATAGCAGGGGGCTTCGCAATCGCCATTAAAACCTAAATGAGAAAGGTGTCCCTCATGCTCATGGTGTGAGTTTTGTTCGTCCCACTTCTTCGCCATGAACTGTTGTAGTCTTGCGTGTTTTCTCCACACAAAAACATTTTCTTTATCTCCGTAATCATCATCAGAATAGTATTGTTCCCAATCTACCTTTTGACCTCGAAGGTGTGCGTGTTGATCTAATCCCATAACTTTTCTCCTTTGTTGATTAATTCTAATGTCTTATCGTATCTTATATACTAATGCAACAATTATCTTTTAGAACCATTCTAAAGTAGAAACCCAAACCTTTTTACCAGCAGGTGCATCTGCACGGGTGCTGTACCCAGCAGTACCTTCTGCGCAGGGGGCTCACCCTTATTAACGAGACGAGGCACGACATCACAGTAGTCCAACGAGCGAGAGCATCAGGATCCCAGTGCCAGCTAAGGTTAGTCCTGGGAACATGAAGAGAAGGCATAGCCAAACGACAACGACAGTCACTTCGCATCACCAGCTGCAGGTCCATCCTCCTTCACCTCTGACTCCGCCCAGGTATTACCGTTAGCAATGCAGCGAGATCCGGGGGCACCGGTAAGCGCGTATACTTTTCCTTCTTCAGGTTTGTCAATTGAATGCGCAGCTTCTGCTGCAGATGCAGGACCAGCTGCATGTTTTCTTTTGTTCATAGTTCTCCTTTGGTTAACGAGCTACATATAAGATACGATGGGATACCTGTCAAGGCCTTTCTTTGATTTTTTTTAATCTTTCTTCAAACGACCATTTCTTTTCATCGGGAAGTTCTCTTACCACATCAGCTACCAGCTCCTGAAGGTCAGTCACCTGCTGCTGGAGCTCATCTACTCTCTTGCTGTAGGAACGAGCTTTGTTCTCTCCTCGAACGAGATCGAGGGCATCGAAATCTATTGCCATTGTTTCTCCTTTGTTTAGTCTGACCATACGACATCATGGGATACCTGTCAACCACGAAGTTCTCCTGCGCCAGCACCCCCTGAAGCTCACGCTGCGGGGGCTCACCAGTGGCCAGTAAACGAGAACGAGGTTTGTCATCAAACGAGAACGAGAAACGAGAGCTTCACCTGCTGCTGGATCCCAGGCCACTGATCAAACAAAGAGGGAAAAGATCAGTGGCCAGGGAACGAGAACGAGGATCAGGCTGCATCGGGAGGCCGCCCCAGCTCCTGAAGGATGCGCTGCTGGACCGTTGGCCATTGTAACGGGAACGAGAACGAGGCAAACGGGATCAGTGAACGAGCATCAGTGAACACGGACACCGGTCTGTACAGTTTAAGAGACTTCTGCAAGAGGGTCTCTTTCAAGATAATTACTTTGCCTCCTGCCATAATATATTTGTTAATCCATACAATTTGCCACTTATTTAGCTTAGGATAACTTAACGAATCTGATTTTAATTCAATCCAAAATACTTCATTACTTAATACAGCATGAATATCAGGAATACCGTTGATTGTGCTAGATTCTACGCGAGTTAGAAAGCAATCAGTCAGTCCTTTTTTGACCTTTTGCCATAGTTTAGTTTCCCCATTTGTATTAGACATGATTAAGTAAGTTTTATAACTTTCAACGATATAATTACTGAAGTAGGAATAATAACTGTGCTACCAATATCATCAAAAGTAGGTTTATTTTTTGATTCAATGTAATCTCTAAACAATTTAGTTACACCATTTTTTTGATCGAGTAAGTAACCCTTTGAAACACACACGGGAAGTTTTTCTTTTTGTAAAATGGATAAATTACTCCAACCACTATCATCTTCTATATCAAGCCACTTGACCTCTACAAAGGAATAATCTTCGATATTGTTACTAAGATGTTTAATTGTTTTAAGTTTTTTAATTTTCCTGTTCATCAATCACTACTTTAATTTTACCAACTGAAGTAGTAATAGTAGAGTTGTGTACTTGGTTAAAAACATCTAACCACTCAGACCAACTAGCTTTCTTCAATTGTTGTAACGTCTTCGGATTCAATTTGGATCGTTTTGGCGTTGTAGCCATCGATCTTATTTGATAATTCCTCAAGCTTTTTTTCAAGTTGCTCACGTGACATACCCTCCAAACCACTAACAGTAACCTCTTTCCTATCAACATAAGCACCTGCTAGTTGACCAGATCTATACTCAGCATTTATAGCTGCAGCATATTGTTTATCTTTTTCGGCTTTGTCAGCAATTCTTTCTAACCTTTTAAATCGTCTAAGGTTGTCACTTTCATATTTCTTTTTTTCAAGATCAAATAACTTATCAAAATAATTTGCTATATGTGGGCTGTGTTTTCTAGATAACATTCTAGATGCAACAGATCCATAATCTTTTTCATTTGTACACACATAGCCTGCACGCTTTAGTGCTTCAGCTTGTGTAATAGATCCCCAATCTTTGACATAGATTTCAACAAACATTTTTTGTTTTGGAGTTAAATCTAATTCAGTTCTTAATGATTTCTTTTTTAGTCCTCCAGGCATTATCGACCTTTTGGTTTATTATAAAAATCTGAAGGTTTTTTACCACCTCTAAAAACTTTTCTTTTTATTTCAGATTTTATGTCTGATTTAGCAACTTCTTTAGATACGTTAGATTCTTTCATAATATCTTTTGTTTTTTTACCACCAGATTTATAATAGTCTTTTCCAGTATTATATATATGTTTACCCAACTGACCTAATACTTTGAATTTCTTGTACATAATTTTCTATTATATAGATTATTTCATCGTAAAGTAATAGCCCCAAAAGGTTTTGATAGCGTTACCGCAAGAGTGGTGTCCCTAAGGGACACCAGAGGGACACCAGAGGGACAGTACTAAATCGATTAAAAGTGTTGGTATAATTGAATAATAGTCTACAGGGACACCAGGGACACCTCTTTTACCCCCTGGGGTACTTTTTATTAGTCAGGGGTCTAGATAATCTATATAGTAGATATTTTTCCATTGTCCGGTATCCGTTATTCTGATACAGTTCAGCTGTGTTCATTCACAATTTATATTGGTTAATTACTCCTGAGGGTTTTTAGATGGATTGCTCCCTATGTTTTCCTTCAGGAGTTAAATTCATTCGACCACCGTGACTATGTTTCTAATCTTTTTAAATTTTCCTTTAATATTAATTTCTTAATATATCTTCGTTCTTCCTTACTATTAGCATTTCGATAAAGTCTATATAAATCTCTATATCTAATCCAAGATTTTTGTAATTTATTAAAAAAAATTTTTTTACTTTCAACAAGCTTAAGATATTCTCCTCTTATATAATCTGGGTCCATATCAGCACCCCAACACACGTCCTTAAAATCTTCAGAATTATCTATAAACCATCTGTGGGAGTCATGTTTATGGTATGTTTCTTTTTTAAAACCTGAAGTATTTGTTGCATCCTCTAAGGCTTGTACTAAAATAGCTTGAAATAACCGCTGCTCTGAGAAAGCTTTGGGTTTAGTTATCTCAAGGCTCATTTTAATGCCCAAAAATTTTAGTAAGCTGGGAGCACAGTTCATAGGCCTTATCCTTATCCAATAAAAATTTTTTAGATTTTTTCTTTAATGCTCTTGGATTTTGGTAAACCTTAAAATATAAATCCCACATTCGACCTATGTAATCCATCTTATCCTCACCTGTCATGAGATCGATTAAAACTATGGAGTGTTTAAGTAAGCCTCTAGGTTTTTTTTCGTCCATTTGCATAACCACGGTGTGGGAAAAGATTAAGATATGGAAAACTTACACCGTGGCTAAGCATTTTTAACAATAAGCTTTAAACCTCTTGCTTTTGCAATAGATTTTCTGCCTGATTGCCATCTATCCTCAATTTTATCAAGGAAAGAAAGACTGAAATTTCCTAAACCAAAGTCATTTCCACAATACAACTGAAACATTAAACTTGTTACCTCATCATACGTTTTTTTATTTGGACATACCATTACTAGCTTGTCCAACGCATGGTTTAATATTTCTTCACTATTCTTTTTAATAGCCTTACCCACAAATTATCCTTTTAATTAAAGTTAAAATTGTGTTTCGTTGTTCGGTGAAAATAAAGTGTTTTGAAAGCCCCACTTATTTCATTTAGGCTTAGGAATACTATTTAATTAATAACTATTTAAATTTTGATTGCAAGTAAAAAAAGGGCCAGT